ACATAAACAATTTATATAACAAAAATTAAAAAAATAACAAAATGGCAATTCAAACAATTCCAGGTTTAACTGGTTTTACTTACGCTAGAGTAGCTTCTATGGATAAGCGTGCTGTAGGTAAGTTAACAGATTCAAACCACTTGGAGAGCTTTCACTCTACAGAGCCTGCAGATTATGATAAGAAAATTATCAGCTTGTATACTCAGAGTTCTCTTTACAGTAATGATTTCTTAGACATGATTAACAAGTCTACTCCTTACTATATTGATAACAACAGTGATGCTTGGAAGTGGCAAGTACAAGTTCCTTACAAGTTCCCTAAGATTATTGACATCCCAACTACCACTTTAGAGTTATCTAAGCCTGGTATTGATGGTCAAGAGTTTCAAGCAATCTTGGATACAAATGAGTTCTCTAAGAACGCAATTGTTTCTGTAGGTTCTCGTCAATATGGTCCTAGATTCTATGTAATCAAAGATCCTCAACCATGGAACGTAGGTTATCTTTACACATTCAATTTAATTACCGACAACCCACAAGTTGATTTTGTAAGCCCTGTGTACTTACAAGTTGGTATTGAGCTTGAATTAGTTGATGCTGCAATTGGTGAATTCGATCAAGACTTATTAGGTCTTCCTCGTTTGGGTGAGCAAATCACAATGTTTGAATCTTTAGGTTCTGCATATGGATATGAGCACAAAATCACTGAGTGGGCTGATGACAAAATGATGGTTGATGCTTCTGGTAAAGCTTTGGATATCTTGGTTTATGCTCCTCAAAGACGTAACCAATTACCTCTAACTCGTAATGATGTTAAGTGGGAACCATTCATTGAGTTCTGGATGCGTAAATCTATGTTAGAATTAAAAGTTAAGCGTATGATCTGGGCTAAGCCTGGTACTGTGAAGACTAATGGTTCTAAGCAAGAATTAAAAAGAACTTCTGCTGGTGTTTACCACAGAATGCGTAATAACGGTAACTTAGTTCAATACAATCGTGGAGAGTTCACTGCAAACTTGATTCGTTCAGTGTTTGGTGATTTATTCTATCGTAGGGTTGATGTTAAGGATCGTAGAGTTAAAATGTACACTAATGAAGCTGGATTCGATGTATTCCAACAAGCTTTAAAGAATGATGCATTAAACTCTGGTCTTACTTTCATGGCTGATAGCGGTAATCGTTATATGCAAGGTGAAGGTCAGCATATCACTTATAACTTTGCATTCGATGCAATGGTTACTCGTGAGACTGGTCGTGTTGAATTGATTCACTTGAAAGAGTTGGATCTTCCTCAAACTAACCTTGAATTTGGTCAGAACAAAAAGAGCACTCCTGTATTCATGGTATTTGATGTAAGCCCTATGAGCGATGGTTCTATGGTTAACAACATTCGTGAAGTGAGAATGAAAGGTGCTCCTTCAATGACTTGGGGTTATATCGATGGTACTCGTCACCACTTAGGTTTTGCTAAATCTCAAGGTATGTCAAGTGCTAACAAGTTCCCTGGTTATGAAATCTGGATGAAAGATCGTTGTGATGTATTTATTGAAGATTTATCACGCACAGTATTGATCGAAGAGATTCCACAATTCTAAAATAAGAACAAAGGGTAGGACTAATGTTCTAAACTTACCGAGAAGAATTACCCCCCAGGCAACCCCTGGGGGAGTCTTCTCAAAAAAACGGATGATTGAATTAAGTCTAATGCTTAATTGCTAGTTCTTCGATGAACATTCATCTGCTAATAAACCAAATAAATAACTACATTATGGGTAAGACAGGAAAAATCTCCACTTTAAAAAAGGAGTACAATAACTCTCAGTTACAGACAATGCAAGGTGGTCTTGCTGCTAAAGGCATGACAAGAATTCCTGGTACAGGTGTTTTCAAATATCCTTACAAGGAACTTGATGGACAGTATAGAACAGGACTTGATGTAAATGCTGCTTATATCAGAAGAATTTCAGATCCTTTAGAAAAGGAACTAGAAACTGAAAGAGTAAGTAATTTACGTGCTAAGTTAGAAGCTGCATTAGGTGATATTGATTTAGGACCAAGATCTTCATTTTGGAACTATGGTTTATCAACTTCTACAAATGATGCTCTTCATGTTCAACCAGTTAAGCTTATGGATGGTGACAATTATTATGATTTGTCTATTCCATTTCAAGAATTAGCTTTTGCATGGTTAAGGGTACATCCTACAATTGCTTCTAGCTATCAAGCTTGGGAGCGTGGTGACTATCCTGCTGATATACAATTCTATGTAGCAGATGATGAAATTGAGAATGCAGTTATATTCAAAAAGAAACAATTGATTAATAAAGCAATTGGTAAGTTTGATGGAATGACTCCTGAGAAGAAAAAGAAAGTTGCAAGACTTTTAGGACTTCCTGTTACAGAAGAAACCAAAGAAGAAGTTATATATAATCAAGTGGACAACCTCTTGAAACAAACTGAATTCAAATCTGGTAAATTCCAAGGATCTTCAACAGTAGAAATCTTTAATAGATTTGCTGACATGAAAGAAAACTTACTCCATATTAAAGACTTAGTAAAACAAGCTATTACACATTCTGTTTACAGAATCAAACCTAATGGTAAAGTTTACGAAGGTGAATTTGAAATAGCAAGCGATGAAGATGATTTAGTCAAATTCTTAGCTGATGAAGATAATCAAGACCAACTATTAACACTAGAAGGTAAATTAAAAACTAAAAAACTAGCTTCTGTATGATCCCTGTAGATAGTTTATTATACAAGATAGATCAGAAACTAAATAAACTATCAACTAACGAGCATCAACAAATTAACCTTGAAGATAAAATCCTAGCTTTAAATGAAGCTCAGATTAAGTTAATTAAGCAAAAAGTTGATGGTCAAAATACAATTTCTGGTATGGGGCTTGATGCTTTTAAAAAGCGTTATGAAGACCTACAAAGTTTGGTTATAACTTACAATAACCAACCTCTTACTTTAGCAATTAAAAATGCTGAATTAAATCAATGGTCTGCAAACATACATCTTCTTACACCTAAATACATGTTCTATATAGATAGTTATGTATTAGCAGATAAAGGAAGATGCAAAGATAGAAAGATATGGATAAATAGAGATTTGGCTAAACATGGTGATGTTTCTTTAATATTAAACAACACACATTATAAACCATCTTTTGAATATCAAGAAACATTTAACTTTATATCTTCTGATGAGATCTCTATATTTACAGATGGTACTTTTATACCAAGTAAAGTATACATCTCTTATATGAGGTATCCCAAATACATTAACAAAACTGGCTACATAATGCTTGATGGTTTACCATCATTCGATGAAGATTGTGAACTAGAAACATATTTAGAAGATGAGCTTTTAGATATTACAGTTCAGAATTTAGCAATGTATACAGAAAACCAGTCTGCTGTTCAATCTGCTCAAATGAGAATACAGACAAATGAATAAGTTATTTAACAATTTAAAATAAAACAAAATGGCAGATTTTTCGTTAACCACCCTCTTTGTGGTACCAGTAGGAAATACACTTCCTAGCTCTGGATCTACACAAGACTTGACCGCTGGTCAATTTGGGCTGTTTCGTAGTGATTACTCAGTAGCAACTGCTGGTAACATTGCAGCATCCTCTTATTTTTATGCAGCTCAAGGTAGAACTAACACTTATTTACAAGGCTCTAAAAGATCTGATAAGATCAAAGGATGTCCTAGTGGATCTGGATGTAGTTCAAATGTAACAGAATGGTATAAAGTGGTAGGTAATCCTATTGCTGCTAACCAAGTAACTGAAGTAGGTAATTTCACTGTTAAACCAGGAGAAGTTGTTACACTAACTTTACGTGCTTTTTCTAGCTACATTAACACCTTGTATTTCAATGGTTTCACACGTTCAGTAACAGTGAATGCTCCATGCTTAGAGTGTGGTGGTGATCCTTGTACTGATGTTGATGTACCAGCTTTAATTGATGATTTAATTTATCACTTAAATTTAAAAGCTCCAGGTAACAATCCTGACAACATTTCCTTTAGCACTTTCTATCAATTCCAACGTATTGGTAATGATGCTTCTGCTAAATTAGTTATCTCTGGTAAACCACTAACTCAATATGGACAACCATGTGATGTTGCTGCTTTCCCTTGGGAGTATGACCGTATGTGGTTCCGTACCTTTATTTATTCTGGTCCTGCTACCACTGCTGACTTCATTGTATTTGATCCTTGTAATTTAGTTGCTGAACCTGTAGTTACTCAACGTAGCTCTTATGTTTCTGGTAGCTCTGCAGAGATTCAACAATTAGAAAAGAACTTCTACAGTTATCAAGCTGGTTATTTGAAGCATCTTTACAGAATGGTTGGTTACAATGAAAACTTTGAAAGCTGGGTAACTGATGGTACTTCATATACCACTTATTACATCAGGTTTAATGAGTATGACAAATCAGCTTACCAATGGGGTGATTACATCATGGAAGATAGCACAATAATTATTGCTGTTCCTTATGGTGCAACCTCTGGAATTGAAGCGGTATTAACAGCAGCATTAGGTACTCCAGTTAATGATAGTGGTGACACTACTGTTACAACTAGTACTACTACTACTGTATGGCCTTCTACTTCAACAACAACTACTTTGATTCCATAAGAAGAAAGTAGTTATTATATAACCTATGCCAGAGGGTGAGAGGATTAATTCTCAAATCCTCTGGCATTTTTATTTTAAAGAATATGACTTTAGACATACTGGTAATACCTACTTACAATACACTTACATTAGGAATCGCAGATGCTTCAACATATGATACAGATCCTCCTGTTGTCACTGCTCCTACAATAGAAATTACTATTCCTGGATTTGCTACACCTGTGTTTCTACCATTTGTAGTGAATGATTTTAATATATTTAATTCAACATCATTAGGACTTAGTGGTGTAGGAGATCCATTAATTCCTTTACCAGATGGTATATACTATTTGAGATATACAGTTTCTCCTGCATATATAAATTATGTAGAGAAGAACATTATGCGTACAGAATTAATACAAGAAAAGTTTGATAGTGCTTTTATGAAGCTTGATATGATGGAATGTGATCTTGCTATTAAAACACAATCAAAAGTGAATTTAAATAGTATATATTATATGATATCAGGATCTATAGCTGCAGCAAATAACTGTGCTATAGACACAGCTAACACATTGTATATACAAGCAAATAATATGTTGAATAACTTTATAAGAAACAACTGTGGTTGTTCTGGTAATAATTATCAAATCAACTTTGTTTAAAATGGCAAACTGTAAAAACTGTAGAGCTAAGGTGGGATGTGGTTGTCAATTAATTAATGGCTTATGTTCAGCATGTAACTATGCTGTTCAGCAAGCAGCTAAACTAGCTAAAGATGTTATCGCCAAGATTAACTAACTGTATAGAATGTGCAAGCATTCCTGTGTTACTAAAAGATATTGATGCAAAGCTAACAGAGTTGGCTAAGATTCAATATAATAATATTATATTTTCTATGAACTATAACCTTGGGTGTAGTCCAATTGGTGATCTATTAAATTACAAAAGAATATTAACATATAAGTATTGTAATCCAGATTATGCTAAATCCTACACTGTAAAAAGAATAGCTAGTAGAGTTAAACTTTTAATTCATAAATAACTTATAAGATGCCAGAAACCACCACTACTACTACTTCTAGTACTAGTACCACTACTACTTCTAGTACTAGTACCACTTCTACTACTACTTCTACCACCACCACAGCATATCACAGTTCTTGTGATGCTTGTTATAATGGTTGTGTATCAGTAACTCCTGATGCGTGTGTTAGATATACAGGTCTTGATAGCATACCTTTAGATATACAAACTGGAGATAACCTTAAACTTGTATTAACTAATATAATTGATAATCTAGTTCCCCTTTTAACTGGAGAAGGAGATAAGGTTCTTTTAATAGATGCAATACGTTGTGCTCTTATAAATACTTATCTACCTAGTCCAACTATACCAAGTATATGGACATCTGCACAAATATTTGAAGCTTTAGTAAAATCTGTTTGTGAACTACAATCAGAAATTGATATAGGAGTAGGACTTATTTTTGATATAGAAGCTCCTTATACAACAGACTGCCTTACAGTGGTTCCTGGAAACTCTATAACACATCAGACTCTTCAAGCTACAATAGATAAACTTTGTTTAGTAAGTGCTAACCTAGATGCATTTGAAATCTATGCAGATGTTACGTATGTAAAACTTGCTGATTTAAATGCCCTAATAGCTGCTTATTTATCTAGTCAACTTCCTTCTACACAACAGTATGTAAAGATGATTCCTTACGCTGTTATAGAGTATTATGGACCATTGACAAACTTTGATGGTACAGGTGCTGGTATAAGTGCATTAGGATGGGATAAGGTGTATCTATGTAATGGTTCAAATGGCACTCCTGATAAAAGAGGAAGAGTTGGTGTTGGTGCAATATTTGATGTACCAGGTGGTCCATTATCTTCTGCTGTAAATCCTATATATGCTGGTAATCCAAATTATGATCTTGGAGATTTAGTTGGTGCAAATACAGTGGGATTAAATGTTTCACAACTACCTAGTCATACACATACAGCAACATCAAGTGCTTCTTCAGCAGTTACTGATCCTGGACATACACACTATGCAGGACATACTCCTGATCAATGGGGAGGAAGTGGTACTATTGGTATTACTACTAATAGCCCTCAGAATGTATTAACAACATCATCATACACAAATATCACTGTAGCAACTACAGTGAATGTAAGTAATGGTAATACTGGTAGTGGTGAGAATCATGCAAATATTCAACCTGTTATTGCTGCATATTATATAATGTATATTCCTTAATATTATAAATCAACTATAAATGGCTTGCCTACCTGGAACTCCATGTTATAATGCTTACTATCATCCAAGTGAAAACTGTGGATGTAGTGAATGTGTAATCACATCTAATAATGTAACATATAGTGGTCCTAACCTACCAAATACAGATATTGTTACAGGAGAGTGTCTTACAACATCATTACAAAAGATAGATGCTAAATTAGATCCTACAGCACTTGCTCATGAAGTTTTAGCAACAATAGCGTTGAGTCCTTCTCTATCCTTATTATTTTGTACGCTAGTAAGTAATTGTACATCAACTACTACTACCACTACAACAACTCCTTAAAACCAAACCAATGACAGTATTAATAACATTAACTTTAGCAGGTGCAGATACAGGTCCTTTTGACTTATATTCAGATTTAGATGGATACACTACACCTTTTGAAACAGGTGTATCTAAAGCTGCATTACTTGCTGGATATTTATCATCATTAGTTCCTGATGGAACAACTAATATCCTTGTACAATCTACAGGAGTTTGTGATAGAGACTTATTTTTGAATGTTGAAGGTTATCCAACCACAACAACCACTACAAGCTCATCTACTAGCACAACTACAACTAGTACATCTACTAGCACAACAACTACAACAACTACAGCACTTCCTTGTACAAACTATTACAACAATACAGAAACTACATATACAATAAATTATGTTGATTGTCTTGGTGGACCAGCGGTTGTAGGATATGAAATTCCTCCAGGATATGGAGTGTGTGTATCATCAATCAGTGGTGACTATGGATATCTATTAGATCTAGGCCCCTGTGTTGCATAATTAATCAAAAATCTTGTTTGTTGGTTTACAAGATTTTCCCCTTGAGTTTCTACTTAGGGGGTTTTTTGTTTAAACTCTAATCAACTTGATTAAAGTGAATAATCAAATAAGTTAATTAAATTTGGTAGATATCAAAATAAATACCTATCTTTACTCTAATTT